CTGAGCCGCTAATGCTGAGCCCGTCCAGCTGGCACGCGGCCATCTGGCGCCAGTTCGTCTCTCCGCCGAAGTCCGTCAGCGTGTACGACGGTGGCTGGTTACCCGTGGTAGGGCTGTTGTTCAACAGCGAGAACTGATGCTTGGTCAGACCAGTGACCGTGGCCGCACTCGCGTGGGCGAACGCTAGCGGGTACGCCAGAGTGACCGTGTACGGCCCGGCGCCGGTTACTGCCGTGGTGTAGTGCGTCTCTAGCACACCGACGCCAGTGTCGACGACGATGTAGCTGAACGCGGGAATCGACGCTGCCGTGCTGATGGTCGAAGCGCCTGCAGCTGCCAACGAGCTCAGTGTCGTGCTCGTCGGTGCCGTGGTCTTGGTGTCAGCGGACCCGAGCAGCGCCTCGAACAGGTTCGGGATGCTGTCCATGTACGGCTGACTGTCCCAACTGTGCGTGTCGTAACGCAGCGAGGGGACCTCGTCGTAGACCTTCACCATCGAACCCTGCAGAGTCTCGTCCGGAAGCAACGCGAGGTTCGGCTTGTATTTCGGCGAATTCACCGGGAGGTAGTAGAGGGGAGCCACCGGCGTGCCCCTGGTGGTCTCCTTAGCGATCCCGATGGTAGTCTCGGGGACCGGGATCGCACTGAAATAGGTCATGCGTTCTCCTCGCCCGCATCATCGGGCTCATCGGGCTTTGACTCGTCGACAGGATCGACGGGCTCCTTCTCGTCTTCCTTCTGAGCCTTCGCTTTGGCTTTCGCCTTGCTTGGCTTGCCTACCGGCTTGAGGTAGGGGTCGAAGTCCTCGTCGGCGCTGGCGAGACTGAGCTCGCACTCCTCGCCTGGCTCCAGCTCGAGCGTGCTACCTGTCTCCTCGTTGACGAGACCGGTCCACACGCGGCGATGCACATCGGTGTTCACGAACGTGGTCATCCTTGCGCCTCCTTAGGCAGCACCGGCTATCCACTCCCAAGCTTCGAAGCGAACTATGCCGGGTATGAAGACGATCAGTCCGTCTTCGTCGGTGTAGGGCATTGACTGGCGGTGACTAATTCCGGTGGTGTACTCGCCTGCAGACCAGGAACCGCCACCCATCGTTGGATCATGACGGATGAGTGTCACCATCGCATCGACGATTCCGTCGTAGTCCGTCTGCGCCTGTGTGGCGTCGCCAGCTACGCAGGCGAAGAAGATCTCCATCACCACATCGTGGATGCGAGAGTCGTTGACCGCTCCACGGCCAGTATCAGCGCGCCGTTGCCTGTCGTCGTTCGGGATGTTGACGACTAGCACGGCGCTCGAGCCGTTGGGAGTGGACGCTACTATTTGGCCCATGAGCGTCTGCTCGTAGTCCTGCTCGTTGACGACTGTAGGACGAGCCGAGTAGATGGTCCCGACGTAGGGGATGTTGGCAGCAGTGAAGTACGAGGTCACTGCCGCGCGCATGCTTACGCGACCCACTAGGCGCTCGAGTTTCTGACGTAGACGGTCTTGAAAGGTTTGAGCATGTCGAATGCAGCTTGGTAGTCACTCTGTCCGCCAGCCTGAATGAGCGCTTGCTTCGTAGACTGCGTACCTTGCACATTCGGGATGACTGCGGCCCTAGTACCACGGAGCTTGATCAGAGCGGACACCAGTGAGATGCAGGCTTGCTCGACGATCCACGGGATGGCGGTCACGCGCACGGCATCGGGAGCGGTCAGGATCGCGTGGTTGTACAGCAACGGAGAGGCTAGACTGAGAGTCAAGCCGTTTACGCCGCTAACAGTAACAGTTTCGTTACCTGTGATGTCGTCGTGGATGACTAGCTGCGTGCTACCTGGGTACACGCCGTACACGATGCTCTGTCCTGGGATGGACGGACCAACGGTGATCGTCGACTGACCAGCGGTCGCGTTGGCTGCCAAGTACGTGTGCGGGTAGCCGTTGACGTAAGTCCACACGCAGTAGATCTTGCCGTTGCGACGAGAGAAAGAAGGGTACAACGTTGTCGGCGAGAAGGGAGCCACTCCGCCCCAGGGAGCGTTGAGGCTGATTATGTTACCTTCGGTAGTGATGTAACCTACGGCCGAGGAATCCAGACTGTTCATGAAGCCAGGGCCAGGACCGATCGCGATCGCGTCTACCTCGAGGATCGGCTTGAAGTTGCACTGGAGGGAGAGCTCGCCCTGTTGGCGAGGAGTGATCCACCCAGATTCAGTGGACGGGCTAGCAGCCAGAGTGCCCTCGGCTCTGTGGAAACAGAGGGTGTCGACCCAGCTGCTAGCCCGCATGATGACGTTCGACAACTCGTTGAGGTTCTGCTGAGCCGTCCCACCCACTACCAAATTATTGGTAGCTACGGCCGTCGGCGCGCTCTTGTACTCCGAAGGGGAGATATAGGGCGTCCTACGGAATAGCGTCGCCACGTCCGGCGAGATGACCGGAGCTGTGAACGGCGTGGGTACGAACGGTGTGCTCATGGCAGGTAGATGCCTTTCTCCTTCAGACGCTCAGCTTTATCGCTGAGGATCTTCGACTTCGCCTGCTCGATCGTGGCTCCGCGATTCGACTTCTTGCCGCGATAACCAGCTTTCCTCATCTCTCGCCGCTTGTCGGCGCGAGTCACGACTTGGACTCGGTGTCACCCTTCGACTCAACCTTGGGCTTGCCGCTGGAGCGCTTCGGATTCCCCTCGCTTGCCACCTCGGACCTGTCGGGGTTCGTGTCGAACACTTCCTGGTCGAAGGGACTGGCACCTGCGTACCAGCCTGGAGTACCCAGGAAGTACGCGGCGACGTCTTCGGGCAGGTCGAACGAGCCATCGACTGCCTCGAACTCGCGATCGTCGTGGAACTTGATCGCGGAGGTAGTGCCCTGCTTGAGAACCTCGACCCTCTTGGCCACGTGGCCACGGAACGGATCGACCTCGTGCCGGATAACCGTATCGGTCTCGACTTGGTGAATCAACATATTTCGTGTGACCTCCTGTTGGAAGTTGGTCTGCCTGCCGCCCGTGCGTCCAGGAGGTCCAAACGCACGGACGGCGAGCAGGGGTATGGCTAGGCGACGTTCGCCAGGATGCCTTGGGCAACCGGAGCGAAGTTCACCAGTGTCTCCATGCTGCGGATCTCGAAGTCGTACCGAGGTCCACCGCCCAGAGTGCCAGGGTTGTAGTTCGCAGCGTAGTCGAACCGCATCGTGTCGTACTGGCAGCGGACCTGGAACGCAGACCCGATGTTGCTCCCTGGGAAGGGAACCCTGTCAGTACGAGCGATGATGGTACCCGGAGCAAGGTGCGGATGCACCTCGATGCTGACCGGAACACCACCAGCCGCCTTGTTGATGTACGTTCCGACGTACCCACCGCCACTCAGGTTAGTACGAGCCTGAGCGTCAGTCGGAGGCAGGAACGTGAGCGCTGCGGTCGAGGACAGCATGAGATTCGAGATCTCATCCGCCTGCGCACTCGCAACCATGTACGCCGTGGGGGAGAGCTGAACGCTCGCCCACAGTTTGTCGTTCAGGTTGTCCAGCGCGGGAATCGCAGCACCGCTCGCGGTGAGTGCGGCTCCACCGTTGTCGACGAAGACCGCACCGGAAGCCGTACCCAGGCCCGGAGTGACAGGCCCGAGGGAGCCGTAGTCACCGAGAGTCGAAGCAAGGATCCCGTTGTAGTAGTTCGCCGAGAACGAGTTGTCCGTGACTGCCAGGGACGCGTTCGCCGGAGGTGCGACGCTGCTGATCAGCGGGAGGGCCGGAACCGCGTTAGCGGCCACGGGAATCGCCGTGATGACAACAGATGCGATCGTGGTCGTGCCGTAGTAGTACTGCGTGGCCGCCGTGGCAGAGCCACCGACGTACCAGTCGTACGCTACCGCACCCTTCACTGCGGGCACCGACGCCGTGACCGTGTTGGTCGACGTGCCACCGCCCGTCGTGATGTTCTGCGCGGCTCCTACTGCGTCCGCTCCACCGTAGAAGTAGTTCATTCCCGACCGAGGAGCGCACTTCACGTAGACAGCCGTGCTCAGCGGGATCGATCCACCTGTGGTCGCCGTCGCAAGCGTCGGCGTCGGAGCGGTACCCAGGGACCAGTTCTGGGCATTGATGATGTTGATGTCCTGCGCGATGAACAGCTGGTTCAGGGTCTGGAGCTCGCTGACGGCGAGGGCGTCCACGTAATTGCGGGCGACCGCGACGGCGTCGAGTGTGACCCGGCCAGCCATGGCGAGCGGCTTGTACGGAGCGTACACGTCCTGCTCAGCGACGAGCGCGAGCGAACCTGCATAGTCCATACCGACCGCTGCGTTCGGCTGGGAGCCGTTCACGTTCAGCAGAGCACGCCACACTGCCGTCTGGCTACCCGCACCTGCGATGACTCGCGGGAAGGCAGACACGTTGTTGCGTGCTGGAACGTTGACCGGGACCAGAGAGACGAGACCGCTGAGGTCTACGCCCTGGACACCGGTGCTGACCAGAAGACCCGAAGTGGTCGCCTTCTTGACCATCTCGATGGTTTCCTGGGTGATCTCGTTGAGATCCATCCGGAGATGCTCCTAACTAGTTGTGGTTGGTCGGCTGGCTAGAGCTCGCCCGTCATATGCAGACGGATCAGCTTCTGATGGGTGAGCTCGTTCCCGATTCGCTCCTTCGCGATCGGGTCGGTTTCATCTGCAAGCGACTTCTCGAGCCGCTCGATGTCGCCGTCGACCTGCGACTTGGTCAAGTCCCCGATACGACCCTCTGCAGCGGGAAGGATCTCTCCCCGAGCCTGGCCATCGAGTGACGGACCACCCACGCGGGGCTTCCGGGCGAACTTGCTGACCTGCTCGGTCACCGATGTCAGGCCTTCGCCTAGCTTGGTGAGCGACTCGGTCACGGACTTCTGGAAGTCGTCGACTTCCTTGTCCTCTGCGGACTTGTTCACGAACTTGGGATCGACCGGCGTGCCAACCGTGGCAATACCGTCCGATGACACCTCGTTGGAGACCCCCGCCTTCTCCTGCTGCAGGGTGATGTCGCCGTTGTTGTTCGCGTTCTTGGCGAGCTTCTTGGCCTTCTTAGCGGCCTTCTTAGCCTTAGCCTTCTTGGCCTGCTTCGCGGCCTCGCGCTCCTGGTCGCTCACCGTCTTCACGGCCTGCACGACCAGCTCGGCAAGCTCGCCCTTTGTGACGTCAGTCACGATCATGTCCTCCTTAGCGGACAGTGGTTCGCCAGACGAGCTGGCCTTTGTGGTCGCCTCCAGAACAGAGGCAAGTTCGTTGTAGGCAGCCGCCACGCTGTCCAGATCGATCGTCGCGGATTTAGTGGCGGAGGTAGCACCCTGTTGGTACGCCAGCCTCGCAGCGACGCCGAGCGCAAAGTCCAGCGCCGTGGCTGCGTCGGTCAAGTCCCAGCAATCGCCTGGATCCAGCGAGCCGTCGCCAGTCACCGAAGCGACCGACTGCACGAGTTGCAGCTGATCCAAACCCGCAGCGCAAGCCGCGAGGTTCTGAGCGATCTGATCCATCGACATAGACGCAACCGGCTTAGGACCGGGATTGTCCGTCTCGAGGTATTGCTGAGCCTTGGCAGCCTCCCTACGAGCCATGACCTTGTCGATCATCTCGTTGAAAGCAGCCATACCCGTCGCCTTGAAATAGGCTCCGGGGCTGATTGTCGCAGGACCATTCAGCTTGTCTTTCGGGATCACGTATGCGCTCTCGCCGCCCCGCAGGATCTGACGTGGACCGTTGAGGCTATTCGGCGTGGTACCGGCAGGACCAGCGACCGCGTCGGGGTTCTTGACCCCTCCGGTCATGGGTTCGGTGAACGCTGGGTCAGTCGTACCAGTCGCGAGAGCCGCGCTACCCTCTGCGGGCTTGTCGGTACCGTTCAGTGCGTCCTGAACAGTTCCCTTGGAGGTCTCACCGGTCATCTCCTCCTCCTGATCGTCGACCTCACTCGAGTTCGACTTGGCGGTGACCTTAGCTTTGTTTTGCGCCCACCAGTCCTTCTTGTCGGCGTCGCCGTCGCCGTCTGCGTCCGTCGTGGCGCTGCCGTCGAGGTTGACGGGTACCTTTCCGCCCTTCGTCGGCGCTTTTCCGCCCTTTGCTGGGGTAGCGGGCGTTGATGATGCCCCGCCCTTAGCGGGAGTGGCCGCTTTGGCGCTCTTGACGAGCAGGAACTCGGTGCCGTTGGCGGGAGTTTGCACTCCAGCGACCTTCTGCGCGTCGAGCTCGGTGATTTCCGTGATGTCGACAACGTCTGACAAGTCAGTTACTCCTTAGTTGAGCCAGTCGCTCGGATGTTGGGGTTGTACGGCGCGCACCGCCTTCTGGCGACCAACCACGCACCAAGCCAGCTTTTACTAGGGACCAACCGTAGTCGTCCCACAGTGTGCCGAGCATCCAGTCGCCCGCCTTGATGACGGTCTGCCCGCCACCTGGTTGCGGAACGACCCAGTCCGGCCCACGGTAGATGTAGCTTTCGACCACCTCGGCATGTCCAGACGTCCCCTCCTTATGGAACAGTCCGATGTCGCGGCGATCCTTCATCCAGTTCCAGGCGGTCTTCTCGAGCGCCTCTGGTCCGACGAAGTCGATGTGCCCGTCTGCGGCGACGTCAACGTCGACGCGCATCGCGGGATAGGCAAGGCCTAGAGTGTACTGCTGCTCAGCGGCAGCCTTGACCATGGTCAGCTGCGCTAGATCCGAGTCTACGGCTTTCTCAGCCGTGTCAGCGGGGAGGTAACGGATGCCGTTGATGACTACTTCGTGCTGCTCCATCAACTGTCTCCGTTCTTGTTACCCTCACGAGTGGACCAGGGCACGAGCACCGTGCAGAAGGGCGAAGTGAGCTCGGCATTCTCGCGGGAGTTGTCGAACAGAACGTTCACGCCGTTGTTCTTGCACCAGTCGGCCTTAGCGACATGCGGAGGGTCAGGGAACACAACCAGCATGTCGTACGCGTCGCCTACGCCGAGGCTCCTGAGGTACTGCGCCTTCTCGGCGATGTCCTCAGGGCCTACCACGCGACCGGCGCACCCGGTGCAGATGGCGATCTTATTACCAGCAGCACGCAGTGCCTGCATGATAGCCAGGAAGTTGGTCGGGTCTGCGTCGATCGTTCCGTCGATGTCAAAGGCGAATAGCGCCATTACTTCCTTCCTGGCCAGTAGTATCTGTGCCAACCCACTACACCGATTAAGATCGTAACGAAGATGAGCCAGCCGACGCTCACTTGTAGTGGATCCCCTCTACCTCACCCGGAGCTGAAGTTCCTGGAGCGGGCCTGGTTGTCGGCTCGAGATCGAACGGCTCAGTAGACGGGAGCTCCGGCGCTACTACCGGGCCAGACGAACTCGCACTCTTAGCAGTAGCGTCCGAGAGTAGCTTGCCAAGGTCGACGTGCGGAGCGATCGCGCACAGGCAGTTCGGATGAACAGGTACGTTGCCGTTAGGCCAGTCGTCATCGATCGATATCGGACTGGCGTCGGCGTTAGCCTCGCACAGTACGCAAGCGGTGGCTTCAGCAAGCCACTCGACCTCAGCGACCTGGTTCTGCTTGTACGTGTCGATGCTAGCAGTCGTCATCGCACGAGCGTACTCGGTCTGGACTATCATCCCGATACGCGACGGGTTGATCAACGCATCCTGAGCGGCTTGTACTGTGGTGGAGATCGAGTCGCCGTTCTTCAAGCCGTCCGCGATCACGTTGCCAAGGCGATCCTTGGTCGTGTCGTCCAGACCCTTGATGTCGACGTCGGTCTTCTCGAGCAGAGCTCGCATACCGCCGTCTGAGTACTGCGCTGCAGCCTTCCCGTAACCTGGCTGCCACTTGTCCCAGTAGTCGTCAGGGAGCTGGTTGATCGTGTTCCGCAGAGCGGATACCACTACTCCGCCCGAAGCGCGCGCAGCCTCGACAGTACCCTGAATGGAAGCGTCTCCGTAGAGGTGCTGCAGCAAGTTCGACACACCGGATGCGTCGCCAGCGTCGCTGAACGAGTTGATAGCGGACTGCTTGGCCGAATCCAGATCCGATTGCGACGGTTGCGGTTGAGCGTCCTTCTGCACAGTCGGCCGCATGTGAGCTGGCCGGGGATCCTGCTCCCACGAGTCACATACGAGGCTGGGTGTGACTTCGTAGTTGCCGTAACCCCAGCAGAAGCCGCGATCGAACATCTTGCAGTTGCCGCAGTTGTGAGCTCCGTGCGCTTTCCCTAGGTTCGGAGGCATCGGAGCAAGCATCTTCTTCAACGACGGTTGCCAGGCCTCTTCGATGATCCTCTGGATGAGAGGCTCAGGGTACGCTTCGCGCATCGCCTGTTGTACGAGCGGGATGTAGTAATCGATGATGTCCTGCGCCTGAGCGTGGAACGGTGAACGTTCCTTCATCGCCTTGTACAGCAGGCTCTTCTCGTCGATCGCCTTCCTCAGCTTAGGGTTCACGGATGATCCGCTCCCAATCACGGAAAGCGGCATCCACCTCCTGCACCGTCAACGCTTTCTCGATGGCAGGGTAGATCTCTGCGGAGACTGACGGTGGGATGTCGAGGAACTTGCGCGGACGACGGCCGTTCTTCACGGCGTTGCGTGCGTGCTTCTTCCAACGACGGAGGTTCAGTGACAGCTCCATCTTCGTCACTTCGTCTTCGATCTCATCATCCTCGTCGCCGAGCAGATCGGAGCCTTGCACGCCAGTAGCGACAGTGACTCCAACGGTTGCTGCTTCCTTCTCCAGCTCTTTCTTCGCCTCGTACTTGTCGATGAGCGCTAGCACTTCACGCCAATCTGACTTGACGGTGCCTGTAGGAGGAGCGTCTGAGCTCAGCGCGTCAGGTGCCGACGCGCCCGCTGCAGGATCTGCTATAGCAGGCGCCGTCGACGGGTCCGCACTAGGGGTAGGTGCAGGCGGGGGAGCTTCGGGCGGAGCTTGGCCAGTAGTCGCTTCGATCATGTCGCGAGCAGTCTGAGCAGAAGTCATCTCAGCGGCCTTCGACTCCGGCGTGCCGACTTGTGGCACCGGTCCAGGAGGAGCGATGTACGGAGTGCTGACCAGCTCCTGTGAATCGGAAGGACCGAACGTGTCCGGATCGACCTCGCCAGCCATTGACATGAGCGCCAGCAGCGGGATAGGACCAGTGCGCTGGTTGTTGATGAACCTCGGGATCGGACGTTCCTTGTCGACCTGCAAGCCGAGCTCCTGCCGGACTTCGTCGACGCCTTCGACACCGGCTTCGATGTAGATCTTGTGCGCCTGTGCAGTCGCGACACGATCCTCAGTTTCACGGCCATCGTCGAACTGCAGGCGGCAGCGTAACCCCAACTGCCGAGATATAAAGAGGTTGAGTACGCCCTCAATGTGACGCAGCAACGGGCGAGTACCGACACGGAACTGCACGTCGATCTGAGTGTCGCCGGTCGCACGGTTAACGTTCTCAGTGAAGCCCAGGTCGTTCGGTGTAACACCGAAACTTGCGCAAGTCCTCCGCATGAGGTACAGCGGGAACTCGGAGTTGAATTGGTCAGCGCTCGCCTTGGCAGCTGTGAACTTGGCGCCGTTCGGTACCCAACGAATCTGACGGAGCTTCGCCTGATCGCCGAGCATGATGGCGTTCCAGTTGTTCTCCCAATCCGCTAGCTGAGCTGGATCGGACATGTCCGCCGGAGCTTCCATGAAGCCCGCTGGCAGAGTGCCCTGCGTGAAGAACTGGAGGAAGTGCCACTGGAAGCGGATGTCGGTGTTAGCCGAGAGCAGCACTGCCTCGAGCGGAGCTAGGCCGTACTGGCTGTCCGGAAGCGGGTTCCACGGAATATACAGCATGTCGTCAAGCGTGAGCCAGTCCCAAGGCATACCCTGGATGATCTGGGTATACGCCGGAACGACCATCTTGCCGTCAGACTGGTTGAACTCGTTGTCGTCCTCATCGGGATCCATCGGTGGACGACCGTAGTAATCGATGAGCGGGATGATCGTCGTGCCGTCGACGACCTCGAGAGCGAACGGATCCAGACCGTTGGTGCGGCGGTTGTAGAGAGCGCCAGCGTCATAGCGGAGGATATCCTGCATCCACTCCGCGAGCCAGTTGTGGAAAGGCTGCTTGCCATCAGGCGCTTCGAAGAACTCCTGAGCGGCCTGGATGTCGCCGCTGATGTCGACCTTGACGTTCTTGGCAGGAACCCAGTCGTAATCGAGCGACCGCACGTCGTTGATCAAGTGACGGACGCAGATCTGAGCGACGTCGTATGCTTCGTAGATCGCCTTGATCGTCGGGAAGCTGACACGGTTCCAGCGAGGAGTTATCTGGACGTTCTCGCCGACTGTGTAGTTGAAGTCTCGAGGTTGACCGCGATACGCGTTGAATGGATCGAGCGGTCGACCAGGTCCGAAGGGAGGAGACCAACTCAAACCAGCGTCCGCTAGTGCCTGGTTGACCTCTTCAGGCGAGGTGTTGAACTGAGCACCGAGCTTGTTCGACACTTGCTGGATGAGGTTAGCGTTGAGTCCTCCACCCCAAGACGATCCTTGAGCACCAGCGCCCATTGGGGATCCTGGAGCAACACCTGAACCGGCGCCGACGACACCGGCTTTAGCGACTGTGCCCATCTCGCCAACCGCATCGGCAAAAGCTCGGACGGCCTTCTGGAGACCATCGCGGTTGTACTGACTGTCGCGCTTGGCGAGCTCCATACCCTGCTTGCGGTTCTGCTTGACGGCGTCTCTGGCAGGCTTATGGGTCTTCTTACTCATTTAGGCCTCCCGCCACAAACGACACAGATGCCGTCGAAGAAGCGTCGTTGTCCTGACGGGCACACGCAGCTGTGCTCTTCCAAGTTGTTGTCGTCCAGCCTCGGTAGTTGCTGTATCGGGTCAGCTGCAGCGTGAGCAGCTACCTTCTCATTCTCTTTCTGCTGATCCTTCCAGAACGTGAGGAAGGCGTTCCCTTGACTACCGACTAGACCCAGGTACGTGAGCCCCCAGACCAGTGCATCTACGCGATCTGGAGACCAATCGTCGTCTGGTGTCCAGCTCTCCATCTGCTGCTCGAGCTCGAGGAAGTTGCCCATGTGATGGACGCGGCCTTGCTCGTACAGTGCTGAGACTGGCTCTGCTCGAGTGAACTTGCCCTTGTGAGCGTTGACTGTCGCGTAGGGGATATCGGCACGAATCGCGTGAATGACTGTGCCAACCATGTCGCCGCCATTGTTTACCTCAGCAACAACTCGATCGGCATGCCACTTGTCACACATCCGTATGGCCTCTTTGGCCCAGCCAGTTGGACTGAGGTGACAGGTGGCGTCGTCCAGTACGTATCCGTGACCGGGGCAGTGCACGTCGAGTTTGCAAGTCGAAGGTTGGTGAGGACCCCTTGCGACAACGATGATGCCTGTGTCATCCGAATCCTCGTTCGATGTGGCTGCCGGGTCGATCGAGACGACGATACGTCTAAGGTCGTCCGACTCTACTGCGAAGCTCATGCCCAGTGCTCAGCGGTGAAGTCCAGCTCGTCATGACCGCAACGCCTGCACCTGGCTTTGGTGTTCTTCCAGCGGAAGATCGTGTGCCAGCCGCACTTCGTGCAGACAGCTTGCCAGACGGTGCTCACTTCTCGTCCGGGATGTGACTGTCTGCCTTACCTACGATCACGGACTCAGTCCTAGATCCGTCGCCTAGACAGACAGACGGGGAATCGAACACCCGTTTGCAGTTAGGGCAAACGTAGACGATCACGATCTAGCCTTAGCGGCCATTTGACCGAGCATCTCAGCGTGGATACAGTCGATACGAGCTCGTGACTCTGCGGCGAACACGGCGTCGTACACGACGACTGCTTCATTGTTTTGCAGCGTCTCGCCACTCGTCGAGAAGTTGGTCGAGCCGCAGATCGTGATCAACCCGTCAATCACGATCATCTTGTCGTGGCTGATCGCGTGCTTGCTCGACTGGCCGATGGCGATTACGTTGCCGGTGTCAGTCGCTGGCCATTTCGCCAGGATGGCTTTCTCGTGTACACCGCCAGCTTGTGAACTGTCGAGTGACAGAGTGACTGGGATATTGTCAGTCTCGAGCTTGGTACGGAACAGAGCGTCGATCTCATCGTCGTCCCAGCCATACATAGCCGCAGCCAAGCTAGTGGCAGCACCGTTGCACAGAGCGACTAACGCTTGATGTACTTGGTCGACGGGTGAGAAGAGGTGGCGGATGTTGCCTGGGTAGCTCGCAGGCAGCGGAGTGACTCGGTACTGATCGAGCTGTGCCCAAACGACCTCGAGGGTGTTGACTTCTGTCCCAGTCAGTCCCATCTACGCCTCCCTAGGCAGCAGTACGCCGCGAGTGCTATCGATAATCGAAGCTTTCCACAGTGCTCCAGGCACATCTTCGAGCAACTCGCCGAAGAGCTCCTGCCGTTCACGTCTTGTGCCTTGCCAGCGTACCTTGAGCTCAGCTAGCTGCGCTGGTGCTAGGTTACTAGCGTTGTCGTAAGTCGAACCTCTGGTGATGACGACTGAACCGTCGTCTCGATCGGTGAACTCACGAACGAGAGGTACAGGAGCAGGTGTCGTCGTGATGACAGTCTGGGCAAGACCACGGCGAATAGCCGGAAAGAGGTTGTCCCACATCGCTCGATACTTCCACTGCGTGATCTCCTCGAGCCAGACGCCGTAGAGGTTTGGACCACGAGCTTTGCGAGGAACTTCAGCCGAGTAGGAACGGATGACGCTCTTGTTCGGTAGACGGACAAGCAACTTCGTCTTGTCGTACCTGTCGTCTTCGCGATCCCAGTCTAAAGCTTTGAGGATCCCTGACTCACCTTCGAAGCAGGTCTCTCTCACATCGTCGAGCGTCGGCGCAATGACCGCCCAGTTCGACTTAGGTACTGTCTCAGCCTGGTGTGTTATCCACTCGGCTGCCGAACGAGTCTTGCCGAAACCACGACCGGCCATAAGCATCCAGATGCGAGCATCTCCCGAAACGAAAGACGCTGGAGGTCGCTGCGCCGCACGACAATGCCGACACTCCCAAGTGTGCTCAGTGGAGTGCAGAGGGTGATCGCACCAGTGCATGCCCTCGTGTGGCTCGCCGTTGCAATCGACTCGATCGCAATACCAGTGGCTAGTGGGATGCTGTTGCTCCTGATAGAGCTCAGCCGCACGACTGCCTACTCCCACTTCACAGCTGCTGGATGTCGACGCCAGTTTGCTCGTATAGCAGACGGCAGAAGATAGTCGCGCACCTTTGCGATTGCGTGAGCTCGTTAGGTGTGCCCATGAGAGGTTCGTAGTGAACGAAGATCTTCACGCCTTCGACCTTGTCTACGGTGAGAGCATCCTCTAGAGTGATGAACACTTTAGCCACTGGGCACCAGCTCCTTCACACGCTTGGCAGTGTCAGGATGAGTGTCCATCGGAGGAGTGTGCACTTCGATGTACACCTTGAACGCAGCACCGTGTTGACCGCGTGTCCAACTGCGAAGTCTATAGACGCTCTGTCCGTAGAAGAGCTTGTCGTCGGTGATGTCTACCCACTCACCGTCCAACGGACCCCACACGCACAGTGCTTGCTCGAACTTAGGCACGATCACGTGGCCAGTGTCGTCGAAGACTGGATCGTCGTCAGGCACTAGGACTGACCGTTGTCCTCGTTGCCGCCGAACCAAGGAGTACCCTGTTCGAGGATGATCGGTGCCGTAACATCGAAGCCGTGGCCGAATCTGGCGACGCCCGGCTTTACGTCGACGGGCAGAATCCGTTTGTCGACGTTCTCGAGCTTGTGCTTCTTCCGCTCTCGCTTCAGGTGATACGATTGCCACTTGCCTTCGAGATCGAAGTGATGCTCGATTGCGACGCCAGCAATCGTGGCGAAAAGGGAAATGCCGAACTGAAATAGGTAGTGGGTCAATGGATAATCGAGTAGAACGCTACTGCCGCACAGAACACGAGCCACAGCGCGATCGCTGGCGCCCACCAGGCGTTGTCGTATTTCCCGTCTTTCGCCCAGTAGCTATCCCACAGCTGCCGAAATCCCGGTGCTTTGGGGCACTGTTCCATATAACCGTGCAGCTTGTCGCAGCGGTGGCAGTGCCGACCCTCGAGAGTCACTATGCATCTACCTCCTCTGCAGTTGTATCGATAGCTGCGAGATGTTTGCGCACTATCGGAAGCGCACGGGGATCGTCGGCGACACCTAGATCCGTAAGAATACCTCGCACTGCCGATACGAGCAACTCGGCTTGTCGCTCTTCCAGGTTGACGAGACGCTCGGCAATACCAGCGTCGATCGCCATCTTGCTAAACTTTGCAGAACGCTCCATAGCGTCATGCCTAACTCGGATCCAGACGTGCAGCTTCGCTTCGTTCTGCGTTGTCGTCTCTGTAACCTCGATCGATGGATCTTCTCCGTCTTTGCCGAGGTTGAGCGGTCGAACGTGCGTCGACTTCGACTGCACCAAAAGGTCGCTTTCTTCCAACTTTGCGATCTGAGCGGTGCAATAGGCGACTTCACCGTACGATACTCGAATACAACCGAGCAACGCCTCCAGCGGGTTGATGTCGACAGGGTAACCCATCAACGTCATCTCTCTCGCTGCTTGCGCTGCTAAAGACTTGTTGGTACTGACGACAGTTGCGCCGCCATGGAACTTGCACGGGCCGACACCTGGATGATCGGTGCCGTAACCTCGAGCTTGAGTGCAAGGCGTTCCCTTGCGAGTCGGCGATCCGCACTTGGGCGCTTCTGGATCTGGGACTACGTCGACTACGTCGCCGTGATCAAGCTTCACTTAGTAGTCGCTCCGCAGTCTGAGGGTCAATCGTCCGCAAGGTCGGGTTAGGTCTGTGACCTCCCTGGGCTTGCCACCGTACCTTCTTGATCGAAGAGGAGCTGGCCTCGCGGACTCCTACTATTTAACCACATAACAACGATAGGGTAG